AGACTAAGATGGGCTGCTTCCTGAAAAATATCTTCACGGGCGCAGATAACCAAACTTTCTCGATGGCAAAAATCGTGGCGATCGGTGGAGCAGCAACGATGATCTACAACTTTTGGCACACAGCATCGTCTGATTTTCAGGGCTTTGGAATTGGCATTTGCACCATCATTGCCGCAATGGCCGCAAAAACAATGAGTGAGAAATCATGATCCCACTATTACCGTATAAGTTGATCGCCGGGTTGGTTGGTGTACTGATACTGGTGTCGGGTGCGTATTACAAAGGCTATGCCGGTGAGCACGAAAAACTGATTACGTATCAAGCTCAGGTAGTCGCAATCGGTAAAGCCCAGGAAGCACGAACAAAAATTATAGATGCGCAAAATCAGGAGGCCGCAGATCATGCCGCAAAAACATACTCAGCAGCAGAAAAATCTATTCATGATTACTACGCTGCTCATCCTGTTATCCGGGTGCGCTACACCGATTCCGGTAGCTGTAAAGTGCCAGAAACCGCTGGAGATACCCAAAGATCTGATGGAGCCGCCCCCAGTGAAGATGCTCCAGCATATATCTCCGAATATGACCCTGAGCAAGTAGAGCAAGTTGCTAATAGGCTCTATCAACTGCAATCCCTTTTAACTCAAGCAAAATGAGACGCGGTGTACCAGATAGCTACCCGAATACATGCGGGCACGGCGATAGTACAACGCAAGCGTGCCGACTGTGCATAGAAATTGATATTGATTCCCTAGAACAAGAGTATCAGGCCGATGAAAAAATAAACTGGTGGGAGCAAAACCCATTGATCTATAGCGGGAAAAGTGATGAAAACAGCGAAAACAGGTGATACCTATACCTCACCCGAGGCTGGCAAATCGATTGTAGCGCTTCCTGGTGGGTCGGAAAAGCGCAAAGTTGTGGATTGGGAGCGTATTGAGGTCGAATACAGAATCGGCGTTCTTTCTATCCGCGAGATAGCTGATCGTCATGGAATATCTGATGCAGCTATTCGCCAGTATGCAAAAGGAACAAAAACACGTCTGGCATGGGAGCGTGACTTAGCTGCGAAGGTGAAGGTAAAGGCAGACGCGATACTTCGCACAGACTTACTTCGCGGCACGCTTCGCACAGAAACCGCATCAGAGCGAGCAGTTGTTGATGCAACAGCGGCAGCGATTGCCAGCATTCAAATGTCGCAGCGTAAAGATGTTGCTCTCGGCCGCAGCTTACTGATGAAGCTGATGAAAGAGGTTGAATCCACAACCGACAACAAAGAATTGTTTGAAAACCTCGGCGAGATTATGTCCGGCAGCGAAGAGGTGAGTGATTCTATGATGGCACTCTTTCGTAAGGCGGTTTCAATGCCGCAACGTATAGACAGTATGTTGAAACTATCAAATGCGCAGAAAGTTCATATTGAACTGGAGCGCAAGGTGAATGGAATTGATGGTGCAGACAGAGATTCAGCAACAGACGCAGTAGAAGCCTTGAGAAAGCTGGCGAATGGCGAAGGTTGATGAACTAGCTATCCTGATCCAGCCTTTCAGGGATTCATTTGAGTATTACGCGCCACGCTGCCTGAAGATCCGCACAAAGTCCGGTTCGGTACAGCCGCTAACGCTGAATAGCGCACAGAAGCTGATTCACGTGAAGCTGGAAAGACAGCGCGAGTTGACCGGAAAGGTTCGCTCAATCATTCTCAAAGGCAGGCAACAAGGAGCATCAACGTATATTGAAGCTCGGTTTTATTGGAAAACCAGCATGTCTTTCGGCAAGCGAGCATTCATACTCACGCATGAGCAGTCTGCTACCGATTCGTTGTTTGAAATGACTAAGCGATATCACGACAACTGCCCGGATGTGCTTAAGCCCAAGACTGAGGCAGCTAGTGCCAAAGAACTGATGTTTGGTGAGTTGGATTCTGGCTACATGGTCGCTACAGCCGGAAGTAAGAACACTGGGCGAAGTAAGACGGCTCAGTTCTTTCATGGATCAGAAGCGGCATTCTGGAATAACGCAGAAGAGCATATGGCTGGTATCGGCCAAACAGTGCCTGATTTGCCTGGCACAGAGATTATCTTGGAGTCCACCGCGAATGGAGTAGGCAACCTGTTTCACGGTATGGTAATGGATGCCGTTAAAGGCAAGGGCGAGTATCAATTGATATTTGTGCCGTGGTTTGTGCAGGAAGAATACCGCAAGGAATGCCCGGCTGGCTTCATGCTGATCACAGACGAACGCGAATACGCTGAACTGTATGGCTGCGACGATGAGCAGATGTGCTGGCGAAGAATGAAGATCAGTGGGGATTTTAGGGGTGATGAGTCTTTGTTTGATCAGGAATATCCGGCAACCGTTGCCCTGGCCTTCCGCCGGGTATCTGGTGATCCGCTGATTGATCCTAAAAAGGTAGCAAAGGCACGCGGAACGACGCTGCATGAGGATATTGGCGTGCGCATCATGGGCGTTGACGTGGCGGAATATGGTGACGATGACACTGCAATTGCCTATCGCCAAGGACGTAACGTGCCGAAGATCGAACGCTTCAGTAAGAAGGGAACGATGGAAGTAGTAGGGCTGGTTGCTCGCCGTGCCGATGAATATAAGCCCGAGTGGATTAACGTGGACTGCACTGGCGTTGGTTCTGGCGTTGCCGACCGATTGCTTGAGCTGGGTTATCCAGTGCAACGCGTGCATTTTGGCTCAAAGGCTATAGAGGATCAGCAATACGCCATTCGCCGCGATGAAATGTGGGGCGAAATGCGCGACTGGTTCAATGATGAGCCTTGCTGTATCCCGGATGACGATGCGCTTGAGGCTGATTTGACCGCTCCACAGTATAGCTATGACAGCTCAAGGCGCATGAAGCTGGAGCGCAAAGAGGACATGAAGCGACGTGGCGTGAAGTCTCCTGACAGCGGTGATGCACTGGCCCTAACCTTTGCGCACAAGCTGTCTGCATCCGCGGCGAAAGGTTATGAACGATCAGAAACAACGTGGCGATAACAGGGTGACGAGATAAATGGCTGATTTTGAGATTGCATTCACCGACGAGGCGGAGAATTTGCCTGCGATCAAAGACGTAAAAGACGAAGGCTTAGAGCCTCATCACGTCGATGAAATGCTGCTGGAGATCCGCAATCAGCCTAATTGGCGCATTCAGGCCGACATCGAGGCAGACTATTACGACGGAAATCAGCTAGATGCGGAAACACTGAATTTATATGCAGAGCGCGGACAAGCTCCGCTGATTGACAACCTGATCAAACCGATGGTGGATGTAGTTCTTGGCATGGAAGCCAAGACCCGGACTGACTGGAAGGTTCGCCCAGGCGATGAATCGGACGAAGATGGTACAGAAGATGTAGCCGACGCGCTCACTGTTCGCCTGCACCGTGCAGAGGTTGAAAGCCGCGCAGACCGAGCTTGTTCCGATGCGTATGCCGGACAAATTAAAGTAGGGCTAGGATGGTGCGAAGTCTCACGCGAGAATGATCCTTTTAAATCTCAGTATCGTGTCAAGTCAGTCCATCGCCGTGAAATCTGGTGGGATTGGCGTGCGCAAGAGGCTGATTTGTCGGATGCACGCTACATGATCCGCCGCAAGTGGTACGACGAAGACGTAGTTTGTGCCGCATTCCCAGATCAAAAGGATGTACTCCACTCGCTGCTCGGTGGCGTTGCGTCAATGGATATGCTGCTCAGCGTTGATACTGGACTGAATCGCGCCCTAGACGTGCTGCGTGGCTCCAGTATTGAGCAGTTCGAGTACATTAATATGCAGCGTAAGCGCGTTTGTGTGTACGAAATCTGGTACAAAAAGATGGTCAACGGTCACACCATGCGCTTACCGAATGGCCGTGTGGTTGAGTTCGATAGAAATAATGCCAAGCATTGCCAAGCAGTAACCGAAGGAATGTTAGAGGTAAAACCGGCCACCTTTTTGAAGATGCGTTGTGCCTACACCATCGGCGCATACAAGCTCTATGAAGGACCAACGCCATATCGCCATCAGCACTACCCGTATGTGCCGTTCTTCGGCTTCCGTGAAGACCGAACTGGTATTCCGTATGGCCTGATACGCCAGAAGAAGTCGCCGCAAGATGAAGTGAATAGCCGCAAGTCCAAGATGTACCACCTGCTTAATAGTCGCCGCGTCATCACTGATGGAGATGCAGTAAAGGATCACAACAAGGCCGCACAGGAAGTAGCGCGCCCAGACGCCTACATC